TTTGGCCTTCGGCCTATGCCTCTGGTGCTCTAGTACAGTGTCGTAAAAAGGGTGCGGCCAACTGGGGTAACAAGAGCAAAAAATGAAGATAAATGAATTGCAAGAAGGATCCGACAGGGAATATGTCAGTCTTCCCAAAGACGATATTGAAAGGTTAAGGGCAAAGTTCCTTCCGGACTGGGAGTACAAGGACAACAGCCTGCAGAAAAGATACAAGTTTGAAGATTACTTCGAAGTGATCAGGTTCCTTATAAACACAATCAAGCCACAAGAAAAACTAGATCACCATGCTGACTTAGGTGTCTTCTATGATGAGGTTCTTGTAAAAATTTACACGCACAGGACAAATGACGTGTCGGATTATGATTTCATGGTAGCCTTGCAGATAGATATGATAGCCAAGGCAAAGCATGGAGCAATCAATCCTAATTACAATCTAAACAAGTTAGTCGACGAAGGCACTAGATGTTGGAAAGGCTACGAGAAGAAAGGTATGAAAACCATGTTCGGCAAGAGAGTGCCTAACTGTGTAAAGCGTGAAGGCAAGTACTTTGTTCATGATGCATTTGGTGAGGAAATATTTGAATCAAACACTAAAGAAAATGCTTTGAATTTCTTAAGACAAAACTATCTCGAACTAAAGACCTGTGCTGTCCATGGTAATATGTCAGAGTCTAATCACTCAGGACTACGAGCCTGGTTTGGAAAAGGCAAAAAAGGTGGTGCCGGCGGTGGCGGCTGGGACAGATACAACACCAAGGGTGAACGAATCGGTAAGTGTGGTGACAGGAAAAAAGGTGAAGGCAAACCAAAATGTCTATCGAAAGCCAGGGCGGCTTCATTGAGAGCCAGTGGTGGAAAGAAAGCGATAGCATCTGCAGTAAGAAGGAAGCGTAGCAAGGATAAAAATCCTAATAGACGTGGTAAAGCCATAAACGTGAAGAGCAAGAAGAAAAAATAATTTGCATTCATACCAAATCTGTTATATACTTTAGTATGCTTCGGACCAATACTATCATCGAAGAACAAATAGCAGGTGTAAAACCTAAACCTGGCAAAACAGGTATTGATTGGTATATTTTCTGCAATTTTATTTCTGAATTTAAAAAGGCAACAATGGAAATTGGAGTCGGGCATGGTGGCAGTGCATTAAGCATGAGTGCTTATAGTGAGCAAACTTATCTTGTCGACGACTGGCAACAGACTTGGAGCAAAAAAGATTGTGAAAAAATAATCCCCAATGCTGTTTTTATTGATCAAGATTCAAAAAAACTAGTATTTGATGCAGAAATTGAATTACTTCACGTTGATGCCCATAAAGATTTTGATGGCACAATTAACGACCTAAGAGTCGGGGAAAATTTAAATGCCAAAATTATAATTGTTGACGACTTTATGCAGAGTTTTTGGCCTAACGTCACAAAAGCAGTGTATGACTTCATCGATAAATCAAAATATAAGTTAATCTTTATTGGAAATCATCAAGCCATTTTAGCAAAAAATAAAAATAGCACAACCTACAAAAATATAATAACCAATTTTCCTGTCGTGTTCACCAATGAAGTAGCACATTTTTCATATGGTAGTTTACCAAAAATTGAACTGCTGGATAGAATGAAGGAAGCATCTAATTTGACATATACATGGAGCGGTCAATCTGAACAAAGTGTTGTAAGTAAAAAAAATAAGTTGCTTTAAATCGATGTTTATAGTATAATGTAAATTAACAACAGGAGAAACAAATGGCAGTAAGAAACTTCAATGACGCAGAAAAGCAGAAACTAATCCAGATCATATCCCAAGGCTCACAGGTACTAGGTGAGGTCGAGGACTTGAAGGGTGGATTGAAAGACACAGTAAAAGCAATTTCAGAGGAACTAGAATTAAAACCAGCACTGATCAACAAGGCGATATCCGTTGCACACAAAGGCAACTACCAGAACATCGCGGACGAGATGGACACGCTGGAGAGCATTCTAAACACGGCCGGCAAACTTTAGTGGTTAATTTACTCAAAGAATTTTGGGTAAACAGTTACAAAACAGATACAACAGCATTCTACCTAGAACTGTTTTCTGTCATTGTGACAGTTTGCGGATCCGCGGTGTTGACATTTACATCACCATCACCTATAATGAGTGTAGTGTTTCCGCTGTACTGGCTAGGATCTAGCACCATGTGTTGGGCTGGATATAGAAGAAGGTTGGTTTGGATAGCCAGTCTTACAGGCTGGTTCACAATCATGAACACAATAGGTTTATACAAAGTATTCATACAATGAGTTACATAGATGCACTATTCAAAAAAGACGAAGATAAGATTTACGTCGTAGAACGTGATCCCAAGAAGGGGCGAATATTCACGGAATATGACGCAAGGTATGTGTTCTACTACGAGGACGCAAGGGGCAAACACAGATCAATGACTGGTGCTCCGTTACAGAGAGTGCAGTGTGCCACCAACAAAGAATTCATTAAAGAGCAACGTATAAGATCCAACAAACAACTGTACGAGAATGACATAAATCCTGTGTTCAGATGTTTGGAAGAGAACTACTTGGGCAAGGAAACTCCAAAGCTCAATGTGATGTTTTTTGATATTGAAGTTGACTTCGATCCAGATCGGGGTTATTCAACAACAGATGATCCGTTCATGCCCATAACTGCCATAAGTTGTTACATGAGCTGGACGGACCAACTGGTTACATTTGCCGTACCACCAAAGACCATAAGCATGGCGGACGCAAAAGAACTTACAAAGAGATTTGACAACACGATGCTATTCGAGAAGGAGAAGGACATGTTAGATGCTTTCCTTGAACTAGTGCAAGACGCAGACATACTGTCGGGTTGGAACAGTGAGGGTTACGATATCCCATACACAGTGGGTAGGATACAGAAAGTATTGAGTGGTGACGACACAAGAAGGTTGTGCTTCTGGGGTGAAAAACCCAGAAAGAGAGTGTTTGAGAAGTACGGAAGAGAACAGTTAAGTTTTGACCTAGTTGGCAGAGTACACTTGGACTTGTTAGAACTATACAGGAAATACACATACGAGGAAAGGCACAGTTTCAGGCTAGATGCAATAGGTGAACACGAACTGGGTGAGAGAAAGACAGTGTACGAAGGATCACTGGACAACTTGTACAAGAATGATTTCGGACTATTCATAGAATACAACAGACAGGATACTGCACTGTTGGCCAAACTAGAGAAGAAATTGAAGTTCATAGAACTTGCCAATGAGATTGCACACCAAAACACTGTGCTACTACAAACCACAATGGGTGCTGTGGCGGTCACAGAACAGGCAATTGTAAACGAAACACACAGGCGTGGCATGCAGGTGCCAGGCAGGAAGTACAAGAAGGATGGTGAAGAGAACCAACCGGCGGCAGGAGCCCACGTGGCAACTCCGCAAAAAGGAATACACGACTGGATAGGATCTGTTGACATTAACTCACTGTACCCAAGTGTGATTAGAGCACTGAACATGGGACCGGAGACAATCGTTGGACAGATACGTCCAGTGATAACTTCGGCAGAGATAAACAGAGCCAAACATGCCAAAAAATCATTCGCGGCGGCTTGGGATAGTCAGTTCGGCAGTTGGGAGTATCAAGCGGTAATGAATCAAGAGAAGGGCACCGAGATAATTGTTGACTGGGAAGACAAGACCAGTGTGAGGATGAGTGCGGCACAACTCTACGAGATAATATTTGATGGCAACAACAAATGGATGTTGAGTGCAAATGGCACTATGTTCACTTACGAGTATGAAGCAATCATTCCAGGGTTGTTGAAACGTTGGTATGCGGAGAGACAAGAAATGCAGAAGAAGATGCGTGAGTGTGGAGACAACGAGATCGAAAGAGAGTACTGGGACAAGAGGCAACTTGTTAAAAAAATTAATCTGAACAGTTTGTATGGTGCAATCCTAAATCCAGGCTGTAGATTTTTTGACATAAGAATTGGACAAAGTGTAACACTTACCGGCAGATGTATCACAAAACACATGGCAAGTAAGGTTAACGAGATTGTTGCAGGCAAGTATGATCACAAAGGCGAAAGTGTGGTGTATGGAGACACAGACTCCGTTTACTTCTCAGCATACAAAACATTACAAAAAGAGATCAACGAAGGACTGATACCATGGACAAAAGATTCGGTGGTATCATTATATGACAAGATAGCAGATGAAGTAAATGGATCATTCAAATCATTCATGACAAAGGCGTTTCACACACCAAGCACGAGAGGTGAAGTAATTGCCGCAGGTAGAGAACTTGTGGCATCAAAAGGACTGTTCATCACAAAGAAAAGATATGCTGTGCTGTACTACGACAAAGAAGGCAAACGTTCAGATGTTGATGGCAAAGATGGCAAAATGAAAGCGATGGGCTTAGATCTTAAACGTTCAGACACACCCGTGTTCGTGCAAGACTTCTTAAGTGATCTTCTTTACATGGTATTACAGGGCAAGGACGAAAAAGAAGTGCTTGAAAAGATCAGCGAATTCAGGGCAGAGTTCAAAGCAAGGCCAGGATGGGAAAAAGGTTCTCCAAAAAGAGCAAACAACATGACCAAGTACACAGCGGCAGAAGAAAAAGCCGGAAAGACCAACATGCCAGGGCATGTTAGAGCCAGCATGAACTGGAACAGGTGTAGAGAGATGTATGGTGACAAATACAGTATGCCGATCACAGATGGTGCAAAGGTTATAGTGTGTAAACTCAAACAGAATCCATTAGGTTACACAAGTATAGCATATCCTGTGGATGAAATGCGTATACCAGAGTGGTTCAAGGAATTGCCGTTTGACGGTGATGCCATGGAAGCGACAATATTGGATCAGAAGATAGACAACCTAATAGGTGTGTTAGGCTGGGACGTGCAGTCAACAGAGACCACAAACACATTCAACAAATTGTTTGAATTC